AATTGATTATGTCCACCAATTCTTCGCTGCTATCTTCCACTACGCCAAATTCAACTTTTGATATGACCCGAATCGAATTAATCTTGTCTTGCAACATCTGATTCTGTTGCTGCAACACAGAAATATGCGATTGTAGTTCGAATACCATGTCGGTCAGCACAATCACGTCTTGTTGCAACACGTGCTCTGTTGGCATCACATGCTTGGGTAACGACATCGCCTTCTGGTACGAAAGCTCGCTGATATGCTTTACCTGCATATTATCAGCTTTGAGCAGCTTGCGTACCTCTGATCTGGTATTCAGGCCTGCTCGCCAGTCGGACGGCGTTCTTGCTGCTATCACAAACCGCCGGCCGTGCGGGGTCGTCCAAGCAACTTCCAGATGCTTGCCACGGTCTGACACTTCGCCGCGCAGACCGTAGCGCTCCAGTTCATTGATGATAAGATCGAGGTGTTCGTTGCGCTGCGACATCGATCAATCTTCCAATTTACGAATTGTTTTGATTTCCCAATCAATTACTTCACCGCCTAACGAACCGTGAACAACAGATTCATGAAAATCAGTAAACTTTTTACGTGCTTCCGCCGCATCTTTGGCTTCAACTGTCCAAATTTCGGTATGAACAACACGCATAACTGCTTCATATTGGGCCATTTCAATCACCCTTCGCAGTTTCGATATTTGCAAGAGCGTTCTCAAGTTCGCCTTCAGCATCGTTCAACGCACTGACAGCTTCTTCCATTGCCTGACCGCGTTCGGCCTGCTGAAGACCTTCCGGCAGGTTATCGAAAGCATCCTGTTCTTCGCCTGCAACATTTTCAAGGATGCTCTTGGCTTCCTCAATCAGGCCAAAAACCTTATCGAGCTCTTTACGACGTTCTGCATTCATCTGAAATTCCCCTATCTGTTGCCTTCATCTGTTAGTCCATTCGGCTCATTGAATAGGCTTTAATGCCAGCATCTACTAAAACTTTAGCAAAAGCATGGGCGTAAGCTTCCTTGCGCTGCATCGATTGATTGTAATCAGAAACCCAAATCGATACTCCGCCATAATAACTATCGGGGCGAGCGCGACCAGACTTAACTAGATATTTTGCAAAGGCTGAGGTGCCGGGTTTAACTTGAATCCAGGCGAAGCCACAAACACCATCTTCAACAAAGAAAGTTGGTTTTGAATGATCGATGTCGCTGCCAAACGGCGTAGAGGGCGAACCAACAACCATTGGAGTCGGCTTTGAACCATTGCCAGCAGCAAGACCAGCTTCGCGAGCTCGAACGTAGAGCGTTTCGAATTGAGAAGTATCAGCCATGTAAATTCCCCTATCTGTTGCCTTACGATACAATTGTATATAGACGGCCTGTTATACAATTGCAAGCATTATTTTAGATTGCCTTTTATGATTGATTCGAATAGGTCTCCACCTTCTTTGTGAAATTTCAAAATATCAGAATCCACGGTATCCTTCATGATCAGATCATACTTGAAGACTGTCTTATACAAAGAATGCTGCCGCACAAATCGTCCATCGCATTGAGTGCGGTCGATTGCACTGACGGGCGACTCGAAGTAAATTCCATACCTACTGCATTGCAAATTTAGGCCGACGCCCATTCTGTTCTGCAAGATCAATACTTGCTGCTTCTTGTCATTTACAAACGCATCGCGAACCTGCTCCACGTTCTTGGTCTTACCATACAATAATCCAGCTACAATCTTCGCTTCCTTCAATTCTCTTAGAATGCGCTCGCCGCTGTAGTTGAAATCTACAAATACGATCACCTTGTGTTCAAGATCGATCGATTGCAGCAGCGACATCAATGAATCAAGTTTTGGGTTATCGGGAAATTCAAATTTACATTTCTCGCCTGTCTCGTCATCTTCGTAGCCCAAAAAGCCCGATGATATCTGCCGCATTCTTACAAACGCGTTCTTCATCTCGTTGAAATTGCCCTGTGCCGCAACTAGTTGATCGCGCATCCGCTGGTAATACGATCCAGCATCTTCGGGCAATTGTATAATTTTTTGTATTTCGACACATTTGGGCAACGATCCTTCATCCGCTGGGTAAGCGATCGATCGGTTGGCGATAAAATCATTTAGTAAATGTTGTTGCTTCTTGTTAAACTTGTATTCCGGCGCTCCACTGAAAAAGTTTTCGGATTCATTACAGAAGATAGCGCGGAACAGGCCTAATGTTTCACCTAAGGTATAGCCATTATCGGTCAGAAACATCTGCCCCCACAACAATGACGGATCACGGTTGAATGGCGTACCTGTCATAGTAAAGACAGCTTGACAAGTTTTGGATAATTTTCGGCAAAACCTAAATGGCAACGAAGTGTGATGACCCACTCTGACACTCTCATCACATACAATTGCCTGAAAATGCTGCGCTAGTAAACCTACTTTCTTCTCGTTTGGGGTAAGTTTATTGACGCCTTTCTTATTCTTCTTGCTGTCGCAGATCATGCGGGTCAGGCCCGCATAGGTCTCAAATACAAATAGATCGTTGGACTGCTCCAATGCTTTCCACTTGTCGACCGAACTGCCTTGTAGGATCAGACTTGAGGACTTGGGCGAATGCTTCTGTAATTCGTAATACCATTCGTGCTTGTTGATCTTATTAGGTATCAGAATCAGCGCATGTTTGAGAATGCCCAGCCTGCGGAAATATCGAACTAACGCTATCGCAAGCAAGCTCTTCCCAGTTCCTGTTGAATTGAAGAAACAGAAACGTTGTGTCTCAACACCTATCAGAAAACAGACCTTTTGTAGATGGGTCAACTTATAGTAAATTGGCGGCTTGACAGGCAGCTTGAGCATACGTTGTTCGAGCTGCTCGTCTGTCAATTTCTTGTATTCGCGGAAATCACGCCTATCGCGCGCTAGGAAGGCTTCTCGGGCTTTTAACGGGATGATGCCCATTTATGAACGCCCAGAACTGAGCGACCATGCGTTATTCTTGATCGGCTGCACCGTCTGTAGCATCATCTTCTACGCCCATTGACTCCATCAATCTTGCATACGAGTCCGACAATCTAGTGCCTTCCAAAACGAACTGACCCGTTTTGTATGACTGCGTTATCAGTATTCCGAACTTGTCGCCTTCCGATCTGGCCTTGGCTACATACAATCGCGCCAAGCCCAATCTGTTTTCAGCAGCGGTTTGAGAATAGGTGATCACAAAGTCAGCTGTCCCAACTGCCGACCAATCTTCCCCCATATGCGTAGCCTTTACCATATCAGCGTCAACCGAAATCCTATTGGCTTGGTGTGCCGCTGCCAATGCAAAATTTCGCCGTTGCGACAAGCCGCGTAAATCCTCAACCAATCGCCCCAATGAAATACGATGATTCTTGGCATCGGTCTTCATGATACCTGGGTAATCCAGAATTACGATATCGGGAATAAAGTTTTCAATCGCTTCGAGTCCTTCCAGATAAGCTTCGAGTTGCTCGAACGTCAAAGATCGCATCGCAAAGCGCTTGATGATAATATTACCAGCACGAGTACCAAAATGCGTTATCCTGGTTTGTAGTTCCTCTCGTATCGCTTGCGCATCAAAAGTAAATGGCACCTCAACGGTATTGCCTACAATCTGATCCAAGTTTCCTTGTCGATCAAACTTGAAAGTTGATATCTTGTTTAGCTCGTCTCGTTTTGATGCACCGAACAGGGCTTGGTAATATCTCTGTGCGACCTCCTCTGCTTCAATTTCCAAAGAAATATGACAGACCTTTTTACGTTGCAAAAACGCCATCTTACCGCATTGCACTAGATACCAGGTTTTACCATACCCTGTCGGAGCAAGTAAAAACATGATCTTGCCACGGATCGGAACGATGCCAGCTCTATCCAATTCCTTGATGCCTGTTACAAATTCATTCTGTACCTTCTGAAAATAATCCAGTACCTTATCGATATCAGAAAGTCGCAATCCAGCATCAAGCGAGTTGCTGCGTTCGCGTAGAAAACCATGTAACAATGATTCGACATCTTCGAGACCACCGATCCCTCGCGCATCCAATTGTTCGGCAGATTGTAGAATAACTTCCTTGGCGCGCTGCATCCGAATGAACTGGGTCATCGAACGCAATACAAATTCGACGTTAATCTGATCCTTCACCTCGAACATCTGGATCAGAATGCGCCGGTAAGTCTGGCCGCGTCGATCGCGATCATCCTCCAAGATGTCAGCTAGTAAATCGGCGATATGTTGCTTGGGGGCTTTGTCGTGCTGTTGCCAAAACAGCAGTGCGCGCTCGACAATTATTCTATAATCACCTTCAAAGAAATTAGCTGCTACAATCTTTGAAACTGATTTACCATGCTTGTCATCGTGACAAAGGATTGTTAAAAGATCTTGTTGCAACGAAACGGTAAAACGTTCTTGATTCATTTGAAATATGATTTCTTGATTAGTCTAGTTGATCAAGCGCAAGACGGTATCTTTCAATCAAAGCCCAAATCTTGGGCGCTTTGTTTTCTAAATCAGCTAATCCTGTCCCAATACCATCTGCTGGCCATACAATTTCACGATTGTTTATTGTCTTATTGGTAACCAGGAATGCGAAGGCGGCATCGATTCTTATCTTTGCTCTGTCGAAATCGCCATCTTCAAAGAAATCAAATTCGCCCATACCGGGATAGTTTTTGGTTGGAATACCGACGGCGTTTGGTTCCCCGCGCATTTCCTTAGCTTGCCCGCCCAGTCCCTTCTCGGCCATATTATCGCCAAATACAAAAAGCGTATCAGGATTTTCCTGGAGCATCCTTCTTGTTATAAGCTTTACGTATCGCATCTAATTGATCTTTTGATGCCGGTTGCCAGTAAAGACACAATCTACCTAACCATGGAGGGAATTCAATCGGGCTTGTTCTCTTGATTGGTTGTATACACGAACACTTTTCACCAAGTTGGCATGACCCATAATGATCTAGTAGATATTCATCTAAATCATCAGGCATCCGACATGATTTTTATATTAGTCAGAGTCATCTCTTTGATATTCTGAAATAATTCGTCGAAATCAAAATCGTCTTGCTTAACCAGTTCAGCCAACAAAACAGCGATTACAAATATCAAATCTCCATTGGTAATCTCATTTTCAACTAGAGTTTCGGTCACCGCCTCGTAGGCGTCCCATTCCTGCCCAGGTGCATCTTCTTGTACAATTTCTGGCATCGGTTTACCTTATCTTCAAATACTTGTGAAGTTGGGCAGATAGTCGCCAACCATTCTGTCGCGCCTGCTCAATACAAAGTTCAGTTGCCTTTTCGCTCTGCGATAGAGGTTGAAGATATACAGGTGGGTATTCAGACGTATACGATCCAACAACATTGTTCAAAAAGTACTTCAATGTATCAACATCTTTTTGTTTGCCCACCGGCATCTTAATTTCATCAGCACGATAAGCAGCGCTCATCAATACCTTTAATCCACCCGGCATATCAATCTTGGGTGATAATGTTATGAACGTATCATCATGCGCCTTAATCTCTGACGTGCCGCTTGTTTCAATCTGAACCGATTTTCCTTTCGAAATCAAACTAGCTGTCAATTCGATTAGATCATACATACAAGGCTCGCCGCCCGTGATTACGATGTGCTGCTCGGGCTGCTCCATCAGATAATCAATCAACTTGTGATCTTCTACGTCCGCCCACTCAGAGCTGTCCTTTAACTTTTCAAGCATTCTGCCAAATAAAATTTTATCTAAGTCGTTGATTTCCCAAGTATGTTTCGTGTCGCAAAATCCGCAGCCGACCCGACATGCTTGCAATCTCACAAAGACTGAAGGCACCCCAGTAAATGATCCCTCGCCTTGGACG